TTTGGTTTAAACTACAGGTAAGCCCAGTCATCTTTTCCTTGTAGCTCAGCAACGTCTTCTTCATCTGGGACTCCAAGCAATCTCATAAGTTTGGCTGGATTAGAAGTCTTTTTGCTCTCTGGTATGAACTCCATTTTTTCTAACTTGCATGAAAAGAATTTTTCCAGTAAGTCAATACTATCATCAAAGAATCTTGTTGTTTGCCTATAGTAATTGCCTTTTTCTTGCCATCCTGTTTCAGCCATACCAGCTGCAATGTCACCAAAATCATCTTGATCATATAATCCAAAGTTTAAAACACTTTCTACAGATCTTCCTGATAGAACAGAAGATGTTTCATCCTCATCATCCTCTGATTCGTCTTCATCTGATGATCCAAAGTTTCCACCTATAAGTTCATCTATTTGATCATCTATATCCCAGGCAGCATTCTCTTCATTATATTCCTCTATGATTTCTATTTCTTCTGCTTGATCATGATTATCCAAAGCATTTAACATTCTTGAAATTTTAGACTTAGGTAGTTTCCTCAAAGCTCTGAGCCTCTCAACCATTAGCTCATTCACCATATCAACATGATCTCTCAGCATTGAGCCGAATTCTCTAGATGTTATTGGTTTATTTCCTATCCATTTATCTAAGTACCCGTTTCCTGTTGAGATGTTATATTGATCAGAAGATTGGTCTTTAGGTCTAAAAACTAAGGTGTCAAACTCCAATGAGTCAACAAAACCGGTGATAACAGGATTTCCGACTCTGTTTAGCTTAAGAGATAACATCATTCTTTTTGGTTCTGTGATCATTGTCTTGTTCTCAATGATCTGACAGCCATCAAAGAATTTCCCTGTTTGAAATCTGCCTCCTCTAAATGATATAGCATCAGCGAATGGAGAATCTGAGTCTCTGCTTCCCCTAAGACCTAATATGTTCCTTGCTATAAAATCAATATCTCCAGAGTTTCTATGAGCAATGTTAATATTGTTTGTTTCAAGCATGGTTAAATCTTTATCGACAAAGTGAAATTTGTATCTTGCAGGACCTGAAACACATTGAGCACAACCATATCCAACATAATCTCCATCTGAATTCTTGATCTGACTCTTTTCGTAAGAAACAAATATGCCAAGGTTACATAGAGACATCTTGTTAATCATCTCATGAACACTATCTCTTTCTTTAGTAGTAGCTATCATGCCTAATGATTGACTTATAGAGGCCATCAGGATTAATGGATGGTATCTGGCTTTAACTGAAGATATTAAGTTCAAATCGATCTTTGATAGTTCAGGAACGTCTATATCAGACATTATTTCTTTAAGAATAGCTTTGCTATCTAAATCTGAGGGTGAAGGAAAAGATTTCAATCTAACTAGCAAATTTTCTGCTCTTTTGAGTTGAGAGTTTAATTCTCTG